CTATCTGTACTACCTTAGAGGAATACTTTGAGCTTCATGAAAAAGCAAAAGCAGCAGCAGCAGAACCAGCAATTCGAGAATACTTTAATTCAAAATATGTAAGTAACCCTGTGCTCCCTTGGTTAAAACGGGCAGATAGTGATAAATTTTGGAACAGTAGCAGTGGCAAAGTATAAATCTTGGAACAGTAGCAGTGGCAAAGATGGAAGAGGTGAACTTTATTGGTCTAACCGTATACCACTTAAAATACCCTTATAAATATAACTAAAATTGATCTATTTATTTAATACATTTATTGTATATTTCTATTTATTAGTAATTTATACATTGTATGGAAATTGGTAATAATAATAACAATTATCAGGATGATGAAGGAATAGTTGAGTTAATCATTGAACTATTCAGTGAAGATTGTCCAGTGTGTATGACTCATAAATCTATTCCAAGCGCCGACAATTCCTGTTCAAATGGTCATTTTTTATGTAACTCATGTAAAATTAGAATTTTTCAGTCAAATAATATCCAAAATACGTGCCCCATCTGCCGAACACCTATTTATATTAATAATGATGGATTCCATAGAGAACTCAGGAACAACGATTTCGGCATTTCAGGGACTGTTTCCCTTTCCCAACTCGATGATAACTGGGATTAAAATAACATTTTTTATAAAGTTTCACCTCTTAACCACTCTAATTCTAATATTTCATTTGCATCTATTCTATTGATCTGATTATACAATAGCATATCCTCTATTAAATGTCTCATTCTAAATGTTAATCTTATATAAATATTACTTTTTTTTATACTACTATCCCATTTTGGTTCATTATCTTTCTCACAATATGGATATTTACCTGTTAATAAAATATGTACGACTGTACCCAATGACCATATATCACATGCTTTTCCATAAAAACTTGTGTTTACTACCTCTGGTGCTCGGTAGCATTTTGTTCCGACAAAGTCATCTCTTTTCTTCATTCTTGTATTACGTGCAGACAAATTAAAATCACAAATTTTTATATTATCATTACCATCCACTAATATATTTTCTAATTTAATATCACGATGTATGTATCCCAATAAATTGAGATGTTTTAAACCTCTGGCTATTCCAATTATAAATTTACCAACTTTATTCTCTTCTAATATTCCATCTCTTTTTAATAATTCATATAAATCACCCTTTTCGCAATATTCCATTATTATTACATTACTTTTAAGATCCTTCTTTTCAGGTTCAACTACTCTTGATAATACTAAATTATTTGACGGTAATATCATAAGTATTTTTATAATTGTTAACTCTATTTTCAAATATATATTATTTTTATTTTTAATATTCTTATATTTCTTAATTACTATTTTATCACTTGTTTTTACCTTTTTTACTCTTTTAAATAAATATGTATCACAATATTTCCCACTTTCTAATTCATGTAAAAATTTATAGTTCTCTAAATTCTTCGGAAGATATTCGTCAATATATCTTTTTTTAATTGATTTTTGATTAATCATTGTGGAACATAGACACCCCATATATCTATTTATATGCGTTTATTTTTAAATTGTCTACGCTAATACTAAGTGACCCAATGGTCTAGTTGTATGATACTCGCTTTGGGTGTGAGTGTTACCGGATTCGATTCCCGGTTGGATCTTCTTCTGTCTACGTGACAACATACATGTTCTCATGAAAATTGAAAAAATATTTAAAATATTGATTTACTTAATCAAGTATAATACACTATAATGACTTCATTAAATCGAATAAAGAGAGAATTAGAAAAATTTATTAAAGATCCACCTGCGGGATGCAGTGCAGGACCAGTAAATGAAAGTAACTTATTTATATGGAATGCAACTATAATGGGACCAAATGACTCGCCATATGAACATGGTATTTTCTATCTAGAAATATGTTTTCCAAAAGAGTATCCATTTAAGGCACCTATTGTTAAATTTACAACAAAAATTTATCATCCTAACATTAACTCATCTGGTGGTATCTGTTTAGATATACTAAAAGATCAATGGAGTGCGGCACTTACTATATCAAAAGTACTTATCTCAATCTGTTCACTTCTAACAGATCCTAATCCAGATGATCCACTTGTACCAGATATTGCACATTTGTACAAAACAAATCGACAACTATACGAAGATACTGCGCGTGCTTGGACACAATCTTACGCATGCGGTTAGTCTTTTAATGTTACGATTTTTATAAATAATTTATTCTCATATAACATATGGGATGCTGCGGTTCTAGAGATAATCAAAATTTTAAATATAAATGCGATGATATCCTAATTGAAAAAAAACTAGAAATAAAAAAAGAAATTAATGAAAATACTGGTTTTGGTATAATATATTCAGTTGCATGTGCTACAACTAGTATTATAGCAGGTGTTGGGGCACAGCCTGAATTAATTCCTGGTTCTGTTATAACTGGTGTCAGCGGGATTTATTATTTTAATAAAGCTCGTGAACTTAAAGATGATATCTCTGATATCGAAATCGAATTAAATAGAAGAAAAAATACAGAGGTAAAAATTGTTAATATGGGTAATAAAGTTATCCCAATTTAATTAATTAATGAAACTCGTGTCCCTGATCCCGTCAATAATATCTTTCTAAATTTCTTATTATTTGTTACCAATTCTAACATATATGGTCCCTCTGTATATTCTTTTACATATGTATCTATGTCTGAACCACCTAACATCGGTTGTGCTAATGTTATAATTGTATTTTTAAATATTATATCTGTTGTTAATGCACCTTCTACATAATAATTTGCAGGTTTAATACATCTTTCACCAACTAATCTTTTATATCTTTCAACTGTATCATTTAAATTTTTTACTGCAACTACTACTCTTTTAATTCCTTTTACCCCATTGTCATGTTGACTTAATACTCCTCTTCTAAAACTAACTGGTGTATGATCACTTAATATTTGTGGCATACCTCTTTTATTTGACGTTGATACATGCCAAACAACCACTTTTCCATTTGGTTTTAAATAACCCATCTCTTTCACTTCTGAATAACTTAGACCAACCTTATCTAATAATGGAACTATCGTTTTTACATCCTTTACTCTAATTGCATAATCTTTTAATCCATCATTTGATGAAAAATTATCTATATATAATCTTTCACTATTCCTATCTAAATTATGTTTCATTTTATATTCACTTAGTTCACCATCATTTCTCATTGTAGTTATTTTTTCAATTGTTTCTGGCTTATTTGGTGATACTAATTCAAGATGTGTACCATCCTCGAATGTAATCATTGCCATTGATGTTATATCATCTCTTGTTCGACCCATTGATTCAATACAAAATCCACTATCTCTAAACTGCTTTATTACTGTATCCATATTTTGCACAACTAATACTACATTATCTAAATGAGCTTTTCTTGGTTTATATTTTGTATGTAATATTTCAGATGATATTAACAATATTAAACATATTATTACTATAACACAAAATTCTTTCATCTATATTTATTATTAATATTTAAATTTTAATTAGTTGGCTTTCTTATAGAATTTTATTCATATTCAAATATTTCAAATTGTATCTTACTATTTAATATTTATTATCTGATATATATTTTAAACTTATATATATTGAATAAGTATCCCATCTTGAATCATGAATGTTTATATTTTTATCTGGTTTTATTTTAAATGCCCTGTATATTGTTCCACTACTATACTTACTCGTATCTATATTATGATTCTTAAATATATATCTTACATCATAACAATGAATCCTCCATTTTCTATATTTAGACTTTTTACTATCCCCAATAATATCTAAATTTATATCTATTATTTTATAATCATCACCATATGAATATACATCTAATAATTTATTATTATGTTTTGAAAAATTATACAATTTCTCAATTGATCCCTTAATAGATATTCCATCTTTGTTAATTTTATTTTGATTTATTTTTGTTAATCTTTTAAAATATTCAGATAATTTTGGGTTTATTATTGGTTTTACATATATATTTAATCTATCAACTATATTAAAATCTTTATCTACCTTTATTGCAGATATTTGCACTAATTCTGGAAATTTTGTTTTCATATTGTAACCCTTTTCATTTGTTCCTGGCCACGATGTATATTCAGTGTCTAATATTATAAACATATACTTTATACCCCTATTTTATTTTGTTGATCTTTATATTGTTCAACTGCATAATTTGTCACAACTTGTTCCATAAAATATATTCCATTCCAAAATGTTAATATCATCGTACATAAAACCATAAATTTTTGATTCTGTGTAAATGATTCTGTATTCATATTATATGCTATTAATGTTAACACACTATGTGATATACATCCTGGTGCTCTAATCCATAAATTTAAAAAATTATTTATTCTTTTTTGTGTAATTTTATTCATATAATTATTTCTATTTAAAAACATATTAAAATAATTAATTCCCCCTGGTAATCCAGTTAAAAAAAATAGACTATGATTTAATAAAAATCCACCATTTATATTAATTCCAATTGGCAATGCTAATCCACACATTAATATATGGTGTAACCAATCATCAAACAATAATTTGTCATAATAATTTATGATATGATAACTATGTAATGAAAAAGTAATTATGGTTGGATAATAATTTACTGAATAATTTATGAAATTGTTTAAATCCAAATAACTATTTTTTACATCATTTAGACATGCATATGTTATAAACATATTACTTATTCCATGAAGAAAATAATAATTTCCTTTATAATATTTATTTAAAATTTTATCTAATCCACAATATGTGAATGTTAAAAATGAATAAAATAATATACCATTAACTATATTCATCTATATTAAATATACTATTATTTAATATATTTTTATTTTTAAACTATGTTTTATCTATTATATTTTTATCATTTTATCTGATAATTTTATATTCTTATTTAGGTTTAAATGTTGTCCCTCAATTGAAAAATCTGATGGACTCAATATACTCCAATCTGTATCTTGTTTTAATAATCCACATGATGTATAGATATAACCTACTAATGCACTACACCAAAATCTACTTGTTTTTTGTGGTTCATTATCTTTACCCATTATTCCTTCTATCCAATCACTTGGTACTATATCATATGGTTTTTCATATACAATATCATGTATTTCTTTAAGTCTTTCATTACAAAATTTGTCTTCATTACATATAATTCTTCTTAGATAAATATCCCCATCATATTTATTCAGTAATTCTGCTAATGGTGTTATTTGAACACCGAATTTAACTTTTCCATCTTGTGGGTCTTTTGTTCCATTATAACTTGATTCCCATAGATAAGTTCCTTTTAATTTTACATTTAAAAAAGATGGGTCTTTTAATATCATACCCATATGTGTATATTTACTTTTTGTAAAATATTTTATAAAACTATCAAAAATACCAAAGAAACCACCACCTGTATAATCAAATAATATAATATCTCCTGTTTTCATGTTATATTTGTCAATGCTCGACATATATTTTCTATTTAGAAAAAAAAATGAAATATCTAGTTAAAATTAGTATACCAAAATAAGATATATTATTAAAAAATATGGATTATCATATTATTATCAATATTTTACTTAATTATTTTGTAGGAATAGAACAATGGGTTGCTGCTAGAACTCTATGTAAACCGTTAAAAAAAATTGTAGATGAATTAAAGTACGATAAAGAGTGTTTTGGTAGAAAATCCATGTTTAAAATTGGGTTTTGTACTGTTTGCGAAAAACAAATGTCATCTGATGACATAAAATGGCTCAGGTACTGTGCAGAAGTAAATGGTAATTTCAGAATTATTCCTCACTGCAAACATTGGAAATGTCACATGTCTGCTATTTATTCCATGATCGACGATTACAAAACTACTGGTATTCGTATTCTAAGAAAACCTTTTTCTAAAAACAAAAAGTGTGATATACCTAGATCAGATGGATCTGTAACAAAAGGTGATTGTAAGACAAATTTTGTTATCTGGTCAAATATATTACATCAGTATTGTGTATATACTTATTGGGTTGAAAAAGGTGATAAATTGTATAAAGTTGTCCCCCTTAAACATTTTACCTCTGAAAAACCATTGTTATTATTTGAATAAAAATTTAATGCTTAACAAAACTTATAAAACCCTTTTCTGGATCTCCTTTAAAAACACTATTGAATTTTTTAGGTTTTTCTATATATAAATCTATTACTGCATTATGAATGTAACTCTTTTTACATATTGCCGGTGTATGGTGTAATTTCTCTGCTGTATTCTTGATTGACTCTCTTGTTGCCTTTTTTCGATGTGTTATTTTATCTGACATTTGATGTTTTAACAAATCTTTGATAAATTCAACATTAGCTACCCATGTCCTGAAATCTTTTGCTGTAAAATCACCATATTTTTTCAAGAAATTATTAATATCATGTGATGTAATTTTATATATATTGTCTTCTATTTTTACTGAAAAAAAATGGTTTTTACTATGAGATTGTTTATATAATGTTTTTATTATTTTTATTGATGTTGGATCTCTCATTGAACAAACATTTCTCACACCCTTCTTACCTATAAAATCAAATGTAACCTTATTTGAATCTATTTTTACTTTGCTCCTATTAATAGTACTTATCCCAAATGAATTATATGCATTTTTACAACTCTCATTCCCTATTCTGAAATTACATAACAATATTATTCTTAAAACTAATGCAATAATCTTCTCTTTTGACATTTTTTTAGAATTTAAATATTTGGCAATATCTCTCTTTATTTTTGGCAATTTTTCACCAAATTTTGCCATCTTTTCATATTTCTTCTTTGATTGCTTCTCTACCCATTTTGGATTATACAAATATTGCTTTCTTTCTGCATCATCTAATCCTATCGCTAATAATTTCGCATTTTTATTCCCATTTATCATCACATTATGATATGCAGGTGGTATTCTTATTTTATTTATATGCTCTAATGTGTTTTTATCATTGACTTTCCTTCCATTATTATAATAATATGTAAAATTTTTACCATTCTTTCTTCTTACTATATGTTGGTCTTTTTTTACCATCTATATTAATTATAGATATATTAATTATATTTATTGATTTTTATAAATATTAGTATAATTTATTTAAAATTTATTTAAAATTACTAACAATCTCTTCTGTAATATTTTGTGGTATCTCAGTCATGTCTATTATTTTCCTATTTAACTCATATTGTGCTTCCGCATTTGGATATTTTTTATAGACAGATTCCAATGTCTTTTCACCATTTGCTATCTTCAATGCAGTCTTTGGACCACATTTCGGAAAACATTGTGGTATATTATCCGCCTTATCACCCATTAAGATTTTAATCATCAATTCTATTGATGATTCATGTTTTGGATTAATCTCAACAATTTTACTATTATGAAACTTTATCTGCTGTGTATATTCATCGTGTAATTGATAGTAATCTGCATCTGATGCTATAATATAAAACATCTCTTCTGGCTTATCTTGACGAAAATGTTTAAATGCTACTGCAACTATATCATCAGCCTCTGCACACGAATGTTCTACTTGTATTAAATTATTTTCCTCAATAATTTTAGGTAACATTTCTGTATATGTATAATTAAATACACCTTTCCCTGCAAAGTTTGTGTAATCCCTATTTGCTTTATAGTCTGGAAATAAACTCTTTCTCCAGATATCCTTCCTATGACAATCTTTTGCTACTAGTATTTGATGCTCTGATAATTTGTATTTCTTAATAAATTTTAACATTGGTGTCCAATATGTGGCATTATATCTTTCCATAAATAGTTCATTGGTAGACCAATCTTCTGGTTCTTCCACATCTTTGTGTGCAAATCCGAACCACCTTACTATGGAAAAGTACCTATAAAATGTATAATAACTTATGTCTAAAAATATCATATATAATATTATTTGTAATATTATCTATAAGATCTCACTTTATATATCTATATTATATTCAATTTTTTATCTATTTTAATTATATGAATAAAATATTATTAATACTTATTTTTATAATATCTATTTTTGGATTTATAAGAAGTATTTTGAAAAAAAAAAGAATAAATATTAACAATAAATGGACAATTATCTCTATTGATTCTATCCTTATTACAACATTAATTCTTATAATGTCATATCATATCATCGGTCCAGAAGAAATGATAAAGGATGTTAAAAACTTTAATTTTGATACTTGGGTTCTTACTATATCAATATCAGTTCTTATTGTTATTAGTGTATTTAGTAGATATTATCTATTAGATAACTATGAAATATCAAAATTTAAACCAATTCTAATTGCATTAAGAACTATATTTATCGTTATTATGGGATATTTAATATTTGATGAAAAAATAACAAGAAACAAAATTATTGGTTGCCTTTTTATTTTATTAGGTATCTATTTTATTTCTTATTAACCAATCTTTACTAATTTAATGATTTTACTCTAATTCATTATCATGCATTAGATTCCATACTTTTAAACTATTTTCCCTTCCCAATCTCTGTGCCCTTCCTACAATCTGGTTCTTTAAATTTTGGTCCACTTTATGATATATTATTATATCTGTTGTCTTCTCTAAATTTAAACCACTCCCAAAAAAATTTGAATTTAACATTAATATATTGATATCATCTGTATTATATTTATCTATTGTCTTATTTATTGTATTATATGTTCCCTGTAATCTTTTGTATTTTATTCTATATTTATCTAAATTTATTGATAATTTATCAAATGATGCTTGATAATTTGAAAATATTAAAAATTTTTTATTTTTATCCTCTAATATAATTTTCATAATTGTATCATCCTTATCTTTTAATTCATTTTCTTTATCTTCACTATCTATATCTTTGTATTTTTTATCATTATCCATTATAACTAATTTATTAGCTGTTAATTTATCATCTCTACACATTGGACATATACATTTTTTAGTATAGTTAATATTAGTTGTTATACATTTAAAACAAAATACATTCTGACAACACTTAGTATATGTTGGCTCTTTTGGTTCCTCTTGACAGATAGGACAAATCTTACTCTCTTTTATTCTAATATGTACATTATTTATTTTTAATTCTAATTTCTCTATCTTTTTATTTATCTCATCTAGTACTTTTTTCTTATTTATTTCAGAACTATATGTAAATTTTTCCTTAGCTTCTTTCTCTATCTTTTTATTACTTAATTCAATAAATAATTTAGTACACAATACCTCTATAATTCCTTCGCTGTCTGATGTACTACAATTTAATCTATTAATTGCACTTTTAATATCACCAGCATTGATCATATTCATTGTTTCATTATCTACTAGTCCTGTTAATAATCCTATTGTATGTGGGGATTTACATAAAATATTATTCTCTATAATCATTGGTAAATTAAATGATTTATCAATAAAATCATCATTATTTTTAAAAAATATATTATTTCTATATTTAAATGAAGAAAGTAATACAAATGTATCTCTTATAAAACCAGTATGTTTTACACCACATACTCTTTTCCAACCACATATAAAACGACCGTCATCCAAATATGTTTTTGTTCTTACATAATGACCATTTGGAACCATTAAATTCTGATAAGATGCCGTCACAAACCAATAATGTGATGCTTTAATTTCAGTACACCTTGGTATTCTTATTGTATCTGCTTCATCAAATATTAGCCTTGATACCGTATAATCATTAAATATTGGTGAAACTTTATTATATTGTGTTGATGATATTAATAATATATCAAAATCTTTTAATATATCTATTAAATCTACTAAAATATGTGCTTTTCTATATACTGAATAGCTCTTTAATGTTGTATTTTCTTCTATATAAGTTTTCCATTGCTTTAATATTGAATGTGGTACTACAATTATATTTAGCGGTATATAATTATTTTCATTTAATGAATGTTTAGTAATTAGAGGTGAAGCCTCATATTCTATTATTTTTTTTGGATACTCTAATTTAGGTTTATCTGCTATTATTCCTAATACAACATATGATTTACCAGATCCAACTTTATCACATATTACTGATAATCTACTTTTGAATTCCTTATTTTTACCAACTTTAATTGAATTATTATTTTCTAAAAATCTTGAATAATTAATTAATGCTAATTGATGAGGTTTTAATTGTATTTTTATTTTTTTAGATTGGTCTGATAAATCACTATTTTCATCTAGTACTTTTATTCCTAATAAACTATTACTTAATGAATACATATAATATTATATACTATTCTTTTTCTTTTATATATTTTTCTTTTACAATTTATTTGTATATTATATATATATTATATATATTATAATTAC